GTGGTGCGGCTTTCCGGGGATTTTGCTTTGCGGTCAAAGAGGTGCTATGCTCCCCTTGGATATGCCGTTGTAGCGCCTGTTTCTTGGGAAACATGTGCTTATACGGCACGGTACACTGCCAAAAAGAATGGTACACAAGATGCTAAAGCTTATGAAGAATTTGGTATGGAGCCTCCTTTTACTCTTATGTCTCGTCGTCCTGGTATTGCCCGACAGTATTACGACGATCATCCTGATTTGTTCGATTGTGAGTTTATTAACGTATCCACTGAGAAAGGAGGTCGAAAGTTCCGCCCGCCTAAATATTTCAGTAACTTGTATGATGTTGACTATCCTGAAGCTTCAGCTAAATTGAAAGAAATTAGAAAGGAGATGGCTAAGAATTTGAAAGCTGCTAAGTTGGAGCAGACGGATTTGACATATTTGGAGTATCTTGAGGTTGAAGAGTTTAACCTGTCTCAGCGGATTAAGTCTTTGGAGAGGAAGTTGTGATGTGTTGTTTTTTAGTTCGTCCGATGATTTGAAGGCTTATGTTAAAGAGAATAATGAGTATACCCGTTGTGGTGATTGGTCTATTGGTACTTTAGAGTTTATTGATACCAGAGATCTTCATGTTGTTTTTTCGAGTCGTAAAGATTATGAGCAATGGTGTGCTGCGGGATGTCCTCAGCAGATGCTGTTATTTTGAGAGGAGTGATTTTATGGCAAGAAAGCGTATGAAGCCCTCGAAAGATCGAAAGGTTTTTCGGCGTACTGCTGTGAGCAGTAAGAAAATTAACATCAATCCTACTATTTATCGTGGAGGTATCAGGCTATGAAAGAAGAAGTTGATCCTGTTGGTGTTGTTGCATCGTTTCGTAAGTATTTGAAGCGGTTAGGTTTTCTTTCGGTTTCTGTGGTTCCTGTTCCTGATTATGATGGTCGTTGGTGTGTTTCTGCCTATGATCCAATGAATGAGAAGGCACCTTTTTGTCGTGTTTATTCTGTTGATGACATGCGTTCTATTATGCATGTAGGTGATATTTTTTGGAGGTATATAAAATGATTAAAAACGTTTATTCCGTGAGAGATTGTAAGTCTGGTTTTGGTCCTCTTATGCTGCAGGATAATGACGCAGTTGCTATGCGTGCTTTTTCTGTTACCGTTCGTCAGGCTGACAGTCTGATGCATTGGTGTGCTCCGGATTATGCCTTGTATTGTGTCGGATCCTTCGATGATGATACCGGTTTGTTTTATTCCTTAGAGGTTCCTAAGCATATCTGTGATGCCGTAGCATGTCTGGATAGTGAGGAGTGATGAAATGGTTTTCTCAACTCAGTTTGATGCGCGTGATCGAATTATTTCGAACGCTGGTGACCGCCTTAAGCAACTATACGAAGCTAGAGTCGATAGCCAAGGCCATATTGACCTTGTGGAGTCAGGCACAGAAGATTTGTACGACTATATTCAGTCATTCAAAGAATCCTGTGATATTAACACTATTGTTAAGCGCTTTGCTGCTGGCGATACTGATGTTTTGGCCAGACGTCAAGCCACCTACGGAGATTTTACCCAGCTCCCCGGAACATATGCTGAACTCCTCAATACTGTAATTCAAGGTGAGAACTATTTTAATTCCCTCCCTTTGGAGACCAGAGCTAAATTTAACCATAGTTTCCGTGAGTGGATGGCCTCTATGGATAATATGCAAGAATTTGTTGAAAAAATGGGTTTTTCTGGTGAAGCGCCTCCGCGGCCAGCGGCTGATCCCGATTCCTCTACTTCTCCTTCGGCGGCCTCGCCCGACGTTGAAACTTAACGAAAGCAGGTGAATAAAGTTGTCTCGTAATTCTCAATCTCATTTTGCGACTAATCCTACCAGTATTGATATGTCTCGGTCTCGTTTTGATCGTCCCTTTTCGCATAAGACTACGTTTAATGTTGGTCAGATTATTCCGTTTTATGTCGATGAAGTGCTTCCCGGTGATACGTTTGATGTTGAAACATCCCGTGTTGTTCGTATGCAGTCTCTTATTACCCCTGTTATGGATAATATCTATCTTGATATGTATTATTTCTTTGTGCCCAACCGCATTGTTTGGGCACACTGGAAAGAATTTATGGGCGAGAATTCTTCATCCGCGTGGATTCCTACAACTGAGTATTCCCTGCCCCAGATCACCGCACCTGCCGGCACTGGATTCGCAATTGGCACAATTGCTGATTATTTAGGTATTCCTACAGGTGTTCCTAATTTGTCGGTTAATGCGTTGCCTTTCCGTGCTTATGCTTTGATTTGTAATGAGTGGTTTCGTGACGAGAATTTGTCTGATCCGCTCAATATTCCGGTTGATGATGCTACGGTTGTTGGTGTGAATACTGGCACCTTTGTATCTGATGTTGCTAAAGGCGGTTTGCCTTACACCGCTGCCAAGTACCATGATTATTTTACCAGTGCGTTGCCTGCTCCGCAGAAAGGCCCGGATGTTTTGATTCCGAGTGCTACTGCTGGTAATTATCCTGTTGTTCCTTTGACTGGTGAGACTGTTCCGTCTGAGGTTTTGCCTAATTCCGCTCGTTATACTTTTGAGTGGTTTGGCAAGGAATCTGCATCTGGATCTAATACTGTTGGTATGGGATCTGTTGCTGCAAATGCTGATGGTACACAGCTTTCTAGTCGTGTTGATGGTCAGAATGTTGGTTATCCTGTCATTAATAATCTTTTTGCTGTTGCTTCTGGCGGTCTTGGTGCAACGATTAATCAGTTGCGTATGGCGTTCCAGATCCAGAAGTTGTACGAGAAAGATGCTCGTGGTGGTACTCGTTATATCGAGGTGCTTAAAGCTCATTTCGGTGTTACTTCTCCTGATGCTCGCCTGCAGCGTCCTGAGTATCTCGGCGGTAATCGTATTCCGATCAATATTAATCAGGTGCTCCAGACTTCCGGCACTGCCGAAGGCACCACTCCGCAGGGTACTCCTGTTGGTCAGTCTCTTACCACAGATACCCACCATGATTTCAAAAAATCCTTTGTGGAGCATGGATTTGTCATTGGTGTGATGGTTGCCCGTTATCGTCATACTTACCAGCAAGGCATTGAGCGTTTTTGGAATCGGCATACCCGATTTGATTATTATTGGCCGGTGCTTGCGAACATCGGCGAGCAGGCTATCTTGAATAAGGAGATCTATGCACAAGGTACAGATGCAGATGAAGAGGTATTCGGCTATCAAGAGGCATGGGCGGACTATCGTTATAAACCGGATCGTGTCTCCTCTGAAATGCGTAGCGCATATGCACAGTCCTTGGACGTGTGGCATCTGGCAGACGATTACGACAAATTGCCTGCTCTATCCGACAGCTGGATTCGTGAGGATCCTGCGAACGTTGATCGTGTTCTTGCTGTGCAGTCTAACACTAGTGCTCAGCTTTTTGCTGACATCTTCGTGATGAATCGGACTACCCGACCCATGCCGATGTATTCTATTCCCGGTCTTATCGACCATCATTAAGGAGGTTTTGTTATGGCTCTTGGAGTTGGTCTCGCAGGCGCCGCCGCCGCTGCTGGTCACTTTATTGCTCGTAATGGTGCTTCTCAGAACGCGGTGAACTCCGCTATGTCTGAAAACAGAGCTTCCGGCATGTTGGATGCTATCCAGAATAACCGTGATTATAACAATCAGTGGTCTGCCTCTCAGGCTGATGATCTCCGTCAATGGCAGGAGCAGCAGAACCAGAAAGCTATGAACTTCAACGCAGCGGAAGCTGCGAAGAATCGAAATTGGCAGGAATACATGTCTAATACTGCTCATCAAAGAGAGATCGCGGATCTGAAAGCTGCCGGATTGAATCCTGTCCTTTCCGCGCTCGGAGGTAACGGTGCTGCCGTTACCTCCGGGGCAACCGCATCCGGTGTAACATCGTCCGGAGCGAAGGGCGATGCAGATCAAACTGCCAACAGTGCCCTTGTCTCTGTCCTTGCCAGTATGCTTAATGCTCAAACAACCCTCGAATCCCAGCGTATAAGCGCGCAGAACAACCTTGCAGTTGCTGACAAGTATAATGCCACCTCTGAGCTTGTAGCCCGTTTAACGGGCGAATATGGGCTTGCAAATGCACGTATTCATGGTGAGTACGGCCTTAAGCAATCTCAGATTGGCGCAAATGCCACGCTCGGCGCTGCCAGCATGTCTAGTGCCGCTACCCGTTATGCTGCTTCGCAGGCTGCTGCTGCATCAAGGTATGCCTCTAATATTGGCCGTCAGAATGCTGTAACATCTGCTATTGCCAGCGAGAAGAACTCTACGCGCAGTTATAACGCGAGTAAGTATGGTAGTGACCAGAGTTTGAAAGGCACGAAGTATTCCGCTAATGCCAATATGGCATCTGCTGGTATACATGAGCTTGGCGATATTTCAGAAGTCCTTCTGAAGAAGCTTTTGAAGTGATCGGTATTTAGACCGTCACGAAACTCAGCCCCATTACCCTCTTGATGTAATGGGGCTGAGTGACACCATATACGGAACGAAAGCAAAAAAAGAAAAATATTTTATTTGATTTTTTTAGAGAAGTCAAGTATTATTTGAGTAGAAGGAAAGGAGTGGTTTTTATGGATGAAAAGACTAAGCGTTTGATATTGATTGTTGTTGTGATAGTTGTTGTTCTTTTTGTTCTTACACAGGTATTGCCTTTTCTGCTCGGTGTTGTGTTGATTCATGGTTTTTCTGATGCTATGAAAGGAATTTTTGATGCTGTGGAGGCATCTGTTTAGTGGCGTGTAAGCATCCATTGAAAGCTTTCGTTATTGGTGTCCGTCCTGATGGTAAGCAGGATTTGAGAATACGGCCTTATGCCGTGAATCATTTGGAGTTTATACATAACCGTTGGGTAGATGTCTATATTCCAGATCGTGGTGCTTTTGCGGATCGTGCTGTGTATGAGAGTATAGAGATCCCCTGTGGTAAGTGTATAGGCTGCCGCCTTGAGTATTCTCGCCAATGGGCTAATCGTTGTATGTTGGAGTTGCAATATCATAAGTCCTCTTATTTTGTGACTTTAACCTATGATGATGAGCATGTGCCTATTGGTTATTATGCTGATCCGTCTACAGGTGAAGCTAAAGAGAGCATGACGCTCCGTAAGCGTGATTTTCAGCTGTTTATGAAACGTTTGCGGAAGCAGACTGGTCAAGATCTCAGATTTTTTATGGCTGGTGAGTACGGTTCTCAGACCTTCCGTCCTCACTATCATGCAATTATTTTTGGTTTGGAGTTGAATGATCTACAGTTGTGGAAAAATTCGAAACTAAATTATCCGTATTATAATAGTCCTACTATTGATCGTGCTTGGAGTGTTCTTGATAAAAATAAGGGGAGCTATGCTCCCCTTGGATATGCCGTTGTAGCGCCTGTTTCTTGGGAAACATGTGC